GCCACGGCGATTGAAAGCAATACCATCGACTTGAGTACAGCCTTGAATGGAAACCAGGTCGACGTCTACTTGCTTGTGTAGGTGGCGTAAATGGGCAGACAGGATCAAGTTATACTCTTGATAAGCGTCACTATTACCGAGGATGATATCGGTAACCAAATCGAAACACCAACAGAACGCCAGGTCTTTGCCGAGGAACTCGCGGTAGGATCTGGCGAGTTCTATGCTGCCGCAGTAGCAGGGTTGCGGCCTGAGAAGAGATTCGAGATCTACACTCGCGAATACCAGGGCGAATCAAGGCTCGAGCACAATAGTATTCCCTACCGGATCATCCGGACTGAGGGGAGAGGCGAGAAGATTCGCCTCTCCTGCGAGAAGGTGGGGGCCGATGGCTAACATTAACATCGATAGCCTAGCTCGGGAGATAGCCGATACCCTTACGGCATACACCGATGAAGTTGTCGAGAAGATTGACGCATCGAGTTTACGGATCGGCAAAGAGGCCGTCAAACGGCTTAAACAGACCTCGCCGAAATCGCCTGGCGGCGGCACTTATGCAAAAAGCTGGAAAATGACCAGTCTTAGCAATACCTTGCAACCATCAACGAGAGTAATCCATGTCAAAGCTCCACACTACCGGCTGACACATCTACTCGAACATGGTCATGCCAAGGTAGGTGGGGGCAGAGTTGAGGCAAAGCCCCATATCAGGCAAGCTGAGCAGGAAGTAATAGAACAGTTTACCAGGGAGGTAGAGGAGGCATTAAAGAATGGATGAAGCTAACTTAAAGACACTCCTGAAAACCACCGGCTTGCCGGTGGTATATCACCATTACAAATCTCCTCCGACGCCACCCTATATGGTTTATCTGTTCACCAATTCGGATAACTTTGGTGCTGACAACAAGGTTTACAGCGAGGCCAACGTTTACCATGTAGAACTTTACGCTGAGATAAAGGATCCAGCCTCTGAAAAGTTAGTTGAGGATGTGCTGGATTCGGCAGAGATCTATTGGGATAAATCAGGGGCCTATATAGAATCGGAAAAGCTGTATCAAACGGTTTACGAAATAGAAGTTTAAGAAAAGGAGTGAGATCATGCCTAATAAAATAAAATACGGCCTCAAAAATGTGTATTACTCTGTAATTACACTCGTCAGTAATGTACCTAGTTACGCTACTCCAGTAGCAATCCCTGGTGCGGTCAACTTATCACTTAAACCGGCTGGCGAAAAGGTCGATTTTTACGCTGACGATCTTTTGTATTACGGAAACAATACCAATCAAGGGTACGAAGGTTCCTTGGAAATCGCACTTGTCCCTGACTCTTTCAAGTCCGATGTCATGGGGGAAACCATTGACGCGAATGGTGCCTATATTGAAAACTCAGAGGTAACGCCGAAGAACTTTGCCTTGATGTTCGAGTTTAACGGCGACGCAAACGCGACTCGGCACGTGCTCTATAACGTAAACGCAGCCCGGTCTGAAGTTAAAGGTGCATCCAAAACGAAGAACATCGAGCCCCAAACTGAAGCCCTAGAGATTACAGCCAGTCCAGCAGTTGATACCTATAACGTCAAAGGTTCTCTACCGTACAGCACCGGCAGCGAATACACCAACTTCTTTACCGCAGTATACATTGAGGACGCTGTGGTCAACACCAAGGGCGCCGATCCCGCTACCTTTAGCAAGGGTTCACCGGCAAATGTGGAAGCTACAACAACGTCTAATGGCACCACTGCGATCAAGAACGTTATATTTAATGGTACGCCTGTACCGGGCGTGAGTCTGACAATTGCGGCGTTGAAATTCACTATTGCCCATGCTTATATTACAGGGCTAAGTCTAGACAATGGTACGTATCCAATAATCGTCGAATTCACCAAGGGTAATGCCGTGACCTATACCCTCACAGTAACGGCTTAGGAGTGAATTAAGTGGAAAAAATATTAACTATTGATGGGCGTCAGGTGAAATTCAAATCCACCGGCGCTCTTCTCCTTAAATACAAGGCTCAATTCCACAAAGATGCTCTTCAGGATGTCTTTAAGCTCTACAACTTGGTCGACAAAAAAACCAATAAACTTATAACTATAGAGGGCCTGGACCTCGAAGTGTTTTACAACCTCACATGGACACTAGCTAAGACCGCAGATCCGCAACTCCCGCCGCCAATCGAATGGCTGGACACATTTAGCGAATTCCCACTAATGGATATCCTGCCGGAGTTAATGGATATGATTTTGAGTTGTATAACATCAACCATTAACTCAAAAAAAAAGTAGTTGAAGGTGACAATAGTAAGGACCCTTTCGAGCTGACCACAGAAATATTCATTCTGCGAGCACTCGAAAAGGGTCTTTCGCTAATTGATTTTGAATCCATGACCATCGGCATGATTCTGGATTTTATTATCACGTATAACAACGAACATTTAGACGATGATGAGCGCGAAGATGATGTAAGAATGGCTACCCAGACAGACTTTGACAGGTTCTAGGAGGTGAGAATATGAGCGGAAATATCAAGGGTATTACAATCGAAATAGACGGCAATACCTCAAAACTTGGCAAGGCGCTGGAAGGTGTAAATAAAAAGTCCCGCGATATTCAGGGTGAGCTCAAACAGGTTGAAAAATTATTAAAATTTGATCCCAAAAACACTGAACTTTTAGCCCAAAAACAGAAGCTCCTCTCTGATGCTGTCTCAAAAGTTAAGGAAAAACTAGATACATTAAGGGCAGCGCAAGAAAAAGTAAGCGCACAGTTCAAAAAGGGAGAAATCGGCGAGAGTCAATACCGGGCTTTTCAGCGTGAACTCGTAAAGACAGAGCAAGAATTAAAGGGGCTAGATGAACGGCTTAAAATATCTACCAGCAGGTTTGAACAATTCGGTGAATCGGCGCGGAAATCCAGCGAAACATTAAAAAATACCGGCGATAGAGTCAAGGGCGTCGGCGAAAAGATGTCTATGGCGGTCACTTTGCCGATTCTCGGGGTGGCGGCTGCGTCTGCAAAATTAGCGATGGATTACGAGGCTCAGATGTCGCGGGTTCAGGCAATCTCCGGAGCAACTGCTGACGAATTAGGAAAACTAAATAAACAGGCGCTCGACCTGGGAGCAAGCACATCCTTCTCCGCGAAAGAAGTCGCAGGAGGCATGGAAGGCTTAGCAAGTGCAGGTTTTACCGTTGAAGAGACTATGGCAGCCATGCCGGGCCTTCTTAATCTTGCAGCGTCTGCAGGGGAAGAGTTAGGGACTAGCGCAGACATAGCGGCATCCACGCTAAGAGGATTCGGGCTTGCTGCAGATCAAGCAGGCCATGTTGCTGACGTTCTAGCAAAAAATGCTGCCAATACAAACGCGGCGGTAGCCGATACCGGAGAAGCGATGAAGTACGTCGCGCCAGTAGCGTCAGCGATGGGGTTATCCATAGAAGAGGTAACTGCAAGCATCGGACTTATGGCAAACGCCGGAATCAAAGGCAGTCAGGCCGGCACAACCCTTAGAGGGTCGCTTAGTAGGCTTGCCGATCCATCAAAAGAAGCCAAAGAAGCGATGCAAGACATCGGGTTTGCCGCCTTCGACTCTAAAGGGAAACTACTGCCATTAAAAGATTTGATTGATAAGCTTCAAAAATCAACAAAGGGACTCACTGATCAGCAAAAAGAACAGGCAATCTCTCAGATATTTGGGCAGGAAGCCATGTCCGGAATATTATCCCTTATTAAAGCAGGACCGGAGGAATTAGGCAAGCTCACTGAAGGTTATAAAAAGGCCGATGGAGCTGCCAAAGAAATGGCCGACACGATGCTAAATAATACTAAGGGCTCTATGGAAGAGGCGATGGGCAGTCTTGAAACAGCAGGCATAAAAATAGGGACAATACTTGCGCCGGCAATCATAGCATTGTCAAAGATTATCGGCGGCCTAGCTGATACTTTTGCAAATCTCCCGGCTCCTGTTCAGAAAATGATCTTAGTCATAGCCGGGCTTCTTGCTGTCATCGGACCAGTTCTCATTGTTGTCGGTATGATGATCACGGCATTCGGTGTGGTTGTGCCGGCGGTCGCCGGTGCCGCGGCAGCAATAGCCGGACTTGCTCTTCCGATTGGTATAGCCGTGGCTGCCATCGCCGGGATTATCGTATTAGGTACGGCTCTCGTAAAAAACTGGGACACGATCAAAGCAGGGGCCAAGGCATTCGGCGACGCGCTGGTTAACAATTTTAATTGGGTTGTTAACACTATCGGAAACGCTGTAGGCTCGATAATTGGCTTCTTTGCAAATATCAAGCTGCCCGAAATCAAAATCCCGCACATTAAGCTCCCGCATTTCAATATCAAGGGCGAGTTTAGCCTCAGCCCGCCAAGCATCCCATCTATCGGTGTGGACTGGTACGACAAGGGTGGCATCTTTAGCAGCCCTAGTATAATCGGTGTAGCCGAAAAACGACCCGAGTTTGTTGGGGCCTTGGAAGATCTGCGGTACCTTATCCGCGACGAACTAAAGACAAAACCCACCGAAGTGAATTATAATGTCGAGATTCATAACCCCATACCTGAAAAAGCT